CTCTTGCTCTCGTACTGAAATAGATTTTTTTGCAGATCGCTTCGGCGGTCTTTCCTTTTGCCCTGAAAGGAGGCGGGCGCTCATTGGCCATGCGGAAACTGAAAGATTACAAGACGACGCGTTTCATGGAACCGACCTCCCACTACGACGAGGCGCTCGCGGACTACGCGGTGCTCTTTATCGAGCAGCTCTGCCATACCAAGGGAACCTGGGCGGGAAAACCGTTCGAGCTCATCGACTGGCAGGAGCAGATCGTCCGCGACCTCTTCGGTGTGATCAAAGAAAACGGATACCGTCAGTTCAACACCGCTTATGTGGAAATCCCTAAGAAGCAGGGAAAATCGGAGCTTGCCGCTGCAATCGCACTGCTTCTTACCTGCGGAGATAACGAGGAACGCGCCGAAGTATACGGCTGCGCGGCCGACCGGAATCAGGCCAAGATCGTGTTCGACGTCGCGGTCGACATGGTCCGCTTCTGCCCGGCGCTCTCAAAGCGCGTAAAGATCCTTGAATCGCAGAAGCGGCTCGAATACCTGCCGACGCACAGCTTCTATCAGGTGCTGTCTGCGGATGTCGCGAATAAACACGGATTCAATACCCACGGCGTCATCTTCGATGAGCTGCACACGCAGCCGAACCGGAAACTGTTCGACGTTATGACGAAAGGTTCCGGCGACGCGAGGATGCAGCCGCTGTTCTTCCTCATCACCACCGCCGGAAACGACACGCATTCGATCTGCTACGAGCAGCACGAAAAGGCGCTCGACATCATGAGCGGCAGAAAACATGACCCGACGTTCTACCCGGTCATCTTCGGAGCGGACGAATCCGAGGACTGGACCGACCCGGAAGTCTGGAAGAGAGCGAACCCGAGTCTCGGCATCACGGTCGGAATCGACAAGGTCAAAGCTGCCTGCGAGTCCGCAAAGCAAAACCCCGGTGAAGAGAACGCCTTCCGTCAGCTCCGCCTCAACCAGTGGGTGAAACAGTCCGTGCGCTGGATGCCGATGGACAAGTGGGACGCCTGTGCCTTTCCGGTAAACGAAGACGACCTCGAGGGAAAAGTCTGCTACGGCGGTCTCGACCTGTCCAGCACGACAGACATCACCGCTTTCGTTCTCGTCTTCCCTCCTGAAGATGAAGACGGCAAATATGTAATCCTCCCTTATTTCTGGGTACCGGAGGACACGCTTGACCTCAGAGTCCGGCGCGACCACGTTCCCTACGATCTCTGGGAGAAACAGGGCGTGCTGCAGACCACGGAGGGAAACGTCATCCATTACGGCTATATCGAGAAGTTCATAGAACGATTAGGCGAGCGCTTTAACATCCGCGAGATCGCATTCGACCGCTGGGGAGCCGTCCAGATGGTACAGAACTTAGAGGGCATGGGCTTCACCGTCGTTCCGTTCGGTCAGGGCTTCAAGGACATGAGTCCGCCCACCAAAGAACTGATGAAGCTCGTACTGGAAAAAAGGATCGCCCACGGCGGGCATCCGGTGCTCCGCTGGATGATGGACAACATCTATATCCGAACGGACCCGGCGGGGAACATCAAAGCCGATAAAGAGAAATCCACGGAGAAGATCGACGGCGCGATCGCTGCCATCATGGCTCTTGACCGTGCGATCCGCTGCGGGAACGACAACACCGAGTCGGTTTATGACAGCCGCGGCATCCTGTTCATCTGAATAAAACTTACACGATTTACTATCAGAGCCTCCTTCTCAGGGAGGCTCTTATCAGTTCGGAGGAAATTTTATGAGCATTTTCAAAGGAATCTTCAAAAGCCGTGACAAGCCGAAAGACTCCACCACAGGAAGCAGCTACCGCTTCTTCTTCGGCGGAACCACATCAGGAAAATCCGTGACGGAACGATCCGCCATGCAGATCACGGCGGTCTATTCCTGCGTCCGGATTCTTTCCGAGGCGATCGCGGGACTGCCTCTCCATTTGTACCGCTACACGGCAAACGGCAGCAAAGAAAAGGCGCTCGACCATCCGCTTTATACACTGCTGCACGACGAACCTAACCCGGAAATGACGAGTTTCGTCTTCCGGGAGACCCTCATGACGCACCTGCTTTTGTGGGGCAACGCCTACGCGCAGATCATTCGAAACGGCAAGGGAGAAGTCGTAGCGCTTTATCCGCTGATGCCGAACCGGATGAGGGTCGACCGCGATGAAAACGGCGAGCTTTTCTACGAATACCAGACCTCGCAGGACGAGGCGCACACGATGGAAGGAAGTCTTGTACGGCTTACGCCATACGACGTGCTCCACATTCCGGGGCTCGGCTTCGACGGACTTGTCGGCTACTCGCCGATCGCGATGGCAAAAAACAGCATCGGTATGGCAATCGCCTGTGAGGAATACGGCGCGAAGTTTTTCGCAAACGGCGCGACGCCGGGAGGCATTTTGGAACACCCCGGCGTGGTGAAGGACCCGGAGCGCGTCAGGGAAAGCTGGAATTCCGCTTTCGGCGGCTCTGCCAATTCCAACAAGGTGGCTGTCCTCGAGGAAGGCATGAAATACACGCCGATCTCCATTTCACCGGAACAGGCGCAGTTCCTCGAGACGCGCAAATTCCAGATTGACGAGATCGCAAGGATATTCAGGATTCCGCCGCACATGATCGGCGACCTTGAGAAAAGCTCGTTCAGCAACATCGAACAGCAGTCGCTGGAATTCGTGAAATACACGCTCGACCCGTGGGTCTCCCGCTGGGAACAGTCCATGCGGCGCGCCCTCCTCCGCCCCGAGGAAAAGAAAGAATACTTCTTCAAGTTCAACGTAGACGGCCTTCTCAGAGGCGATTACCAAAGCCGCATGAACGGTTACGCCACCGCACGCCAGAACGGCTGGATGAGCGCAAACGACATCCGCGAGCTTGAGAACCTCGACCGCATCCCGGCGGATGAAGGCGGGGATCTGTACCTCATCAACGGCAACATGACCAAACTCGAGGACGCTGGCATCTTCGCCGCCTCGGCACCTAAGGAAACGGAGGAATCAGGTGAAACACAGGAAGGACAGACAAAAGAATCACGGGAACAATCGGAGTCCGATACCCGGCTCCGGGAAAGGAGGACGCCCTTATGACAAGAAAGTTCTGGAGATGGGTGCGAAACGAAACGCCGGACAGCTTCGGTTCAGACCGTACGCTCTACCTCGACGGGGAAATTTCCGATGAGACCTGGTACGGCGACGAAATCACACCTCAGATCTTCAAGGATGAACTGAATTCCGGAAAAGGCAACATCACGCTCTGGATCAATTCACCGGGCGGCGACGTCTTCGCGGCTGCCCAGATCTACAACATGCTGATGGATTATCCGTACGACGTGACCGTCAAGATTGACGCTCTCGCAGCATCCGCTGCATCCGTCATCGCGATGGCCGGAACGAAGGTCTGCATGAGTCCCGTGGCCATGCTTATGGTCCACAATCCCGCGACCATAGCGATCGGCGACAGCGAGGAAATGCAGAAGGCGATCGACATGCTTTCCGAGGTCAAGGAAAGCATTATGAACGCCTACGAGATCAAGTCCGGCCTTTCAAGAGCCAAGATCTCAAAGCTGATGGACGCCGAAACGTGGATGAACGCGAAAGAAGCAAAGAAGCTCGGATTCGCAGACGAGATCCTGTTTGCGGATGGCACTGAGCCTTCCGGAGACGATGACAAAGAGACTGACGACGGTTCCGAAATCGAGATGCTTTTCTCAAGGAAAGCCGTCACTGACTCGCTTCTTTCAAAGCTCATCCCGAAGCGCGCACCTGTGCAGAAAAATACGAAACCGGCCGTCAAGGCTGCTGACCTTGAGAAGCGGCTCTCGCTTCTCAGCCACTGAATGAAATGGAGGAACTTAAAATGACCAAAATCATGGAACTTATGGAGAAACGCGCAAAGGCGTGGAACGCCGCAAAACAGTTTCTCGATACACACTCCGACAACGGAGGCAACGTATCCGCGGAAGACGCTGCCACTTACGACAAGATGGAAAAAGAAGTCACCGACCTCACCCGCGACATCGAACGCCTGCAGCGACAGGAGCAGATCGACAGGATGCTCTCCCAGCCGACCACGGCTCCCCTCACCGGGAAACCGGGAGCAGAAACGCAGCTGGAGGACAAGCCGGGCATCGCTTCCAATGCGTACAAAACAGCGTTCTGGGATTCGATCCGCAAGCGCAACTGGTACGACGTCAAGAACGTTCTCGAGATCGGAACCGACGCGAACGGCGGTTACCTCGTTCCGGACGAATACGAGAAACAGCTGGTGCAGGCGCTGACCGACGAGAACTTCTTCCGTTCCCTCGCTCACGTCATCCAGACCGACAGCGGCACGCACACCATCCCGATCGTCGCATCTCACGGAACCGCAAGCTGGATGGAGGAAAACGGCCTGTACCCTGAATCCGATGACACCTTCGACCAGATCACCCTCTCCGCATACAAGCTGGGAACCGCCATCAAGGTTTCCGAGGAGCTGATGAACGACTCCGTCTTCGATCTGGAGAATTACATCTCCACCGAATTCGCGAGACGTATCGGGGCAGCCGAGGAGGAGGCGTTCCTTGTCGGCGACGGACAGAAAAAGCCTGAAGGTGTATTCACCAAGGTCAAGGCGACAGACGGCGCGACTACGGAAATTGCGAACACGAACATCACCTTCGATGAAATCATGGACGTGTTCCATTCCCTGAGGAGCGTGTACCGCAACCGCGCGGTCTGGATTC